TAATATTCTAACTAAATATAAAGATCACGAATGTTTAGATTATATTAAAGAATTATGGAATCTTATTGATTATCAAAGAAAATATATATCGGAACAAACAAAGACAATTGTGGCAATAAAACATAAAGTGGCATGGAAAAGATACGACAAAGACGAATCTGTTTTTACTGAACATCTTGACAGACCCAAACGAACTGATACAATGGGCTGTTGATATGTTCAAAATCACAGAAATCAAACGCTGGGCAAAAGAACAAGGCTACTCTATAATTAAAGAGAAAGATGATAGCATCAATGGTGCTAGTTATTACTGGTGTAAGGATTCTAATCCTGCTGTAACTGGTGTTGCTTTGAGTGTTAGCAAAGTTGCTACGGCAATTTATAATGATCTTAGCGATAATAAATGGCTGGATCATCAAAAAAAGTTTCAAGAAAATAAACAAGAAACCAAATTTACAACAAGCGATTATTAAAATATTATGTATGTAAAATTTATATCAAAAGATAACGAATGGTTCGATTCTGGAACAGAAGTTTTTGATGCTACAATATGTGATTGGGGAAGAACTTCAAAAAGAATGACTAAAGAAGATTATAATAATATTTGGAAAAAAGCTGGTCATATTCTTGGCAGAGGTTTAAAAAATGGTTTTTGGGATGAAGAACTTTGCCAACTAGAAGAATTTGAAATATCATATACAGAGGATCAAATATGAATGTAAAATTAGTTAGTGTTACTCCAGATGCTGAAAAATTAATGGCTTACTGTGCCAGGGTATCAAATCCAAATAACCAGAATAATGAAAACTATGCTAAACTACTAAAGTATTGTATAGATCATAAACATTTTTCTATTTTTGAACAGGCGTTCATGACCTTAGAAATTAATACCACGAGAGGACTTGCTGCTCAAATTCTTAGACATAGATCGTTTACTTTTCAAGAATTCTCGCAGAGATATGCCGATACGACACTGTTAGCAGAAGATATTCCATTATTTGATTTGCGTAGACAAGATACTAAGAACAGACAAAATAGTATTGATGATATTAATCATGAAATGATCGTTAAATGGAATACCCAAATACGAGAGCATTTTGCTAAAGCCAAAGCATTATATGATGGTATGATTGCTGATGGGATCGCTAAAGAATGTGCTAGATTTATATTGCCTCTGGCAACTCCTACACGACTTTATATGAGTGGCACAGCACGTTCATGGATACATTATATTGAATTACGTTCTGGTCATGGAACTCAAAAAGAACATATGACCATTGCTAATCAATGTAAACAAATTTTTATTGAACAATTTCCTACAATTGGAGAGGCTTTAGGTTGGAAAAATGAAACAGTATAATATTACGGCACAGGTTTATAATAAATTTGATAGTTATAAGCAGACCATACTCTTTAATCATGTAGTTTCCGCATTAACAGAAAATGAAGCGATTGATTTATTTTATAACTTTTTTTTGTTAGATTACAAAATATTAAAAATCTACAGTGTTGAAGAAATTTCTCAAGTTGTGGCTTGACAGTAGCCGATAATGAGATATACTGCTACAAACGGAGAAATTATGAATAAGTACGGTCTGTGCTGCATTAGCCTCAAACTTAAAGAACAAGATATTGGTCATCAGACCATGACTTTTAAACGATTCAATTCTCTGCCGCGAGAAGAATCCTTGACGATTCTTGGAGATAGGATTTTTAATAATCTTGTCACCACTCGTAAAACTATTGAATTTTGCGGACAGAATAATTATGTTTATCGTGTTAGTAGCGATATTTTCCCGCTTATTACTTATGATGCAGCAAATGTTTCGTTAGAAGATTTGCCTAATCATGATGAAATTCAAGATGAGTTTGATAATATTGCACAAACTATTACCAATACTAATGTTCGTGTGTCTTGTCATCCTAGTGAATTTAATTCACTCTCAAGTCTCTCCGATAAAGTTGTGGAAAAAACAATCACAGAACTCAATTTCTACAGCAGTTTCTTCGATAGAATCGGTTTGCCAGCAAATACTCTCAGCCCAATGAACCTACACGTTCATAATAATAATGGAACTAGAGAAGAAATTAGCCATCGTTTTTATCAGAATTTTAAGAAACTTGATGAAAATTGTCAAGCAAGGCTTACTATAGAAAATGATGATAAACTTAATTGCTGGAGTGTTCGTGAACTTGTAGATATTTTTCATCCTATTACTCGTATTCCAATTTGTTTCGATTATCTTCATCATAAGTGTCATCCTAATAACTTGACAGAAGTTGAGGCTATTAATATGTGCTATGACACTTGGCAAACTCGTCCGCTTTTTCATTATAGTGAAAGTAGAATCGGCAATAATCCAAGGGCTCATGCTGATTATGCTGAAAATCCATTTAATAACTATGGGTTAGATTTTGATGTAGATATGGAATTAAAGATGAAAGATTATGCTATTGAAAAATATAAACACATTATTGAAGGAGTAAATGTATGAGTGCTTGGCTAATTGCTTTCACTGGTTGTTGCTACCTTTATGTCGCTGCTGAACAAGGGTACAAAGGAAATATTGGTATGTTAATTACTTATATTGGTTATGCTTTTGCTAATGTTGGTTTATATATGTTAGCCTCTAAATAATCATAAAATCATGTCAGAATCAAAAGAAATAAAACAAACAAACCATTTAGAACTTATTCTACCTTCGACCAGTAAATATGATATTGAAATGGAAAATGATATTTGGATAAAAAATGAAAATCATCAACAAGACAATTCGCAAAGCGTATCAGAATTGGAATCCGAATCCTCTAATTAGGTGCTATCATTATGCTGCTGCATTTGATGGTAACAAAATGATTTGTTTTACCCAAAATAACCCAATTAAAACAAACGCTAGGGCTTACAGAATTGGTGAACAATTTAATTTGCCCAAATATAAGGAGTTTCCTTTTGTACACGCTGAATCTCATCTTATTTCTAAATTGCTGGATAGGTATAATACCATTGATTCTAATTGGTCAGTGGTTGTATTGCGAATTAATCGAAAAGGATTACTTTTAGGAAGTAAACCTTGTGAAAATTGTGACAAACTTCTTAATGCAGTAGGATTAAATACTGTTTATTATAGTAATGATGACGGTGGTTTTAGTGACAGTTTTGGAGATTCTATTCAAGCAGAGTCCTTGACAATGCCGATGATGATGGTATAATCCGCTGTACGGAGGAAACCATGAACTGCATTTACTGCAAAAACTGTGTTGGTATTGATCGCTACGAGTTTCTCGTAGAAACTGGTCGCAAAATTATTTGTAAAGATTGTAGTGTCGAAAATCGTGCTGTTGGATTTATGGATTGGGGACATAAAACCGCCCCTAGTCTTGTTATGGTCCCATCAAATGCAACACAAACTATCCGTATTCTTGATAGGGCAAATAGGAGAGCCAGATGAAAAATAAAATGACTTGGTTAGATTTATATAACTTTCTTTATGAAAGAGCAAACGATATTAGTAATCCCGGTAGTTTTCCTTGGCAAGAAAATGTACAAGTATTTGATTGGGAAACTTTGGATTATTATTCTACTGATTTTATTCAGATGCCCGACAATAAGATTTCTCTGAGTATTGATACCTCTAACACAAATATGGAGACTGTTTAAATGGATCTTGAAATTGAAAGCCTTCTTTTTAAACAAGTCGAAAAGCCTAAACATCATCTTATGACTAAGATTATTAATGTCTGGGAAAATCGTTACCGAATTAATGTCTATATTGAAATTGAAGAAGATAATCTGACTAAAAAGCGTATTCACAGCAGTTATTTTTGTCACTATAATCCCGGTAAACTTCAAATTATAAGTGGCCCTAGTGGAATTATTCTAAAGTAGCCCACTTGACAACGCCGATAACTGATGTATACTTAGAGCATACTTCACAGGAGATATACGATGCCCAAAGGTAAGAAAACTTGTCCGAATTGTTCGCATGAAACTGGACCGCGAGCATATTGTTGCTCGAAATGTAATCACGTTTTTTGCTTCAAGCCTAAAAGCAAAGAAGCAAAGAATACCAAAATTATTCAAAATGTTAATTGGCGTGAACTAGTTAAGGGTGATCGTATCAAAGTGACCGGAGGCCCATACTTTGTCAGTAAGGGCGAATTTATTCCTATGGGTTATAGAGGACGATTTGTGGTTGAGGGTGTTGACAAGCATGGTATTCTTGCCTGGGGTATTGACAAGAGTGCTGGATTCTGTCATATTTATATGGGTGGAGATATTCAAAATAAAGAAACTGGAGTTTGGAAAACCAAACATAAGTTGATCAAACTCAAACAGAAAGAGAATATCGTATGAGTAATCAAAATGAGGCTCTCTCTAAACTCTACTCATATAGAGAACAAATTGAGAATAATTTGGCTGAAATTAAGGCTATACTTGGAGTAAACTTTCCAGAAGAGTACGCTGTTGCGTCACAACATTGGATACCTCAAATCAAAACAGCCCTAAAAGATAATACTCAATATCTTCCTCGTGGAGAATATAGTATGGATTATACTCTTCATCGTATAGAGGACAAATTGTTTAATGGGTCCGACAAAGGTGTATCTAAATATATCTAATTTGGAGAAATAAAATGGACAACGAAGTCTATGCTATTACGAATATTGAAGGATATGCCACAGAGATGAGGCAAGCCGCCGCCAATGCTATTTCAGATGATTGCGATGACGATCTTGATGCCTATATTAATCTGAAGCAGATGATTTCTATCATTGAAGAAAACTGCATAGGTTTTGATGATAATGATAGACCACTTCTTAATGAAGAAACTAATGAACAAATTTGGGAGTCTACAGTAACATGGATCAACAATGTTGGGCTGGCAAAACTTGCGGCTCAAGATTTGATTCAGTGTGCTTGGGATAATGAAAGTAATGAAATGGTTTTTTGGGCAAATCCTTTGACAGATGTTAAAGAAAAAAGAAAGAAAACCAATGACAAATCCATCAAACGAAGAAATAAGAAGAAAGATACGGGATCTTGAAGATAAAATACATGACTGCAAGGCATATATCTCATCAGATTTTTGTGTGAGTTGTAATGAGATGTATAATAATATTCAAAAATATCAAGAAGAAATAAGGAATTTAAAGAATTTATACCACAACGACTAGAAAAATTTTCTCAAGGGTTGACAGGACAGATGACGATGGTATAATGCTGGTAGACGGTGATTGATCTTTAAAAATTTGGGGCGTTGCAGCCGGTAGTTGCACATACTCTTATAAGGTATTCAAAAGGTAGGTTCGACTCCTACACGCCCTATTTATCAAATGGTGTAATACATATTGTCCCTCCTTATAGAGAAGCAAGGTTGTTTCTCTCCTACCTTTAATGAGAACAATATATGAAATATAGACTAATTGTAATTTTTTTATTGTCATTACTTTTTGGTTCTTTTTCTTTTAATCTTTTGCACTATGACGCTCTAATACGAGCAGAATCATTACATAAAATGGATAACGAATATAATAAATTGGTCATTCAAAATTTTATTACTCAACTTAACGAGGCTACAGAATGAAAATTTCACCATTAAATTTAATCCTGTCTGGCCTACTGTTATTTTCAGTAGGAATTAATTGTGTACTTTATAGTAGAATAATTATTCTGAATGAATTTATCACCAGTTTGAATCCTTGGATGACTGTTGATGAATTTGATCACCTTCGCCAAGAGATTGATCGTCTGGATAATGAAAAATATCAGATAGTTCCACCAACAAAATTTACTAATTAGGGGGCGTAACGGATTCGATTACATAATTAAGATTGTATTAGCAAGTAGTGGTTGATCGACAGGCCACTTTAAAAGTCGATTAAACGCTTTAACTGGCGAAACTCAGTTAGCACTTGCTGCCTGACAAAAAAAGGGCAGTAACAGACTGCGATACCGAATGAGGGTAGGAATCAAAAGTCTGTCGTTAAATCCCTCTGCACTTACAATATCCAACGGGTTGTAGGTTAAGAGCAGTTGGTAAGACTAGAAAAATCTTGTTCGTTCTATATTCTAGTTTAATTTATGAATGAAATAAACTTGTAGAAGATATTCTTGAGATTATGATAAGACAGGGGTTCGACTCCCCTCGCCTCCATTAAATAGTGTATTTATTAGTATAACTTAATTACTAATAAATATGTTTAAAATTATTACAGCATACAATCATAGATATGAAACATTAGCCAATATAGTCACTCCAATTTTTCGTGACTATTGCTTATATCACAAATATCAATATCAAGAATATATCATATCAGATAACTATCTTAGGCCAGCACCTTGGGCAAAGATAGAATATCTTCTTAAAGAAATAGATCAAAGACCAAATTATTATACTCTATGGATAGACAGTGATGCTGTCATAGTTAATAAGAATATTGATTTATGGTCATTTGTTAAACCAAACAAATTCCTATATTTGTCCAAAGATCATAATAATATTAATAGTGGGGTTCTTTTAATAAAGAATCATATAGAGATAAAAAATCTATTGCTTAAAGCGTGGACATTAACTCAATATCTTAATCATGAATGGTGGGAACAAGCAGCATTAATTGATTTGATAACAAAAAATTATAATGGTATCAATTACTATATTGAATATATTGAACCAGAAATATTTAATACTATAAATATAGAACCAACAGATAAATCTTTTATAGCACATTTAGCTGGTCCATTTTTAGAAAGAAAAGAATTTTATTTAAAGAAATATTCAAAACTATACAATAGGTGATTCATGAATATATATAAAAAATGGATTAATCATCTTAAAGAAAATAATATGACATATATAGAGCATCTTATATTTGCTCTTTTCTATGGATGCTCTTGTATTTTTGCAGGAATTCTTTTAATCATACATTCTGTATTGCCTTGTTTTTTTCCAACAGCAGGAAGCGATTTAGTCAGAAGTTTAAACAAACGATTCAAGAATAAAAACTAAACTACCGATACTTGACAATACTGATCCTGTGCGGTATACTGACTAAACACTAGGAGAAATTGGAATGATTCACGATTTTAATTATGTTTGGAACATGGTTAGCGACCTTAGAGATACCAGTAGTACAAAAGATAAGGAAGGTATCATTCTAGAATATTGTGGTAAAAATACATCGTCAGCAAATTTTGCTAAGAAAATTTTGTTGTATACTTATCATCCGCTTTGGCAATATAATGTGACCAGCGATAATCTGCAAAAGAAAAGTCATCTTCGCGGAAAAGAATATAAGAATCTTTTTGACCTTCTTGATGATCTAAAAAATCGAAAGATTACTGGTCACGACGCTATTGGTGCTGTTAATACTTTTATTGAGAATAATGAATTCAGTCAACTAATTTATTGTATTGTTGATAAAGATTTGAAAACCCGTGCTGGTGACAAGATTATTAATAAGGCTATTCCTGACCATATTCCAGAGTTTAGTGTTGCTCTGGCAGATAAGTATGAGCCTAAACTTGTACATTGGAAGGATAGTTGGTATGTTAGCAGAAAGATTGATGGTGCTAGATGCGTTGCTATTGTTGATAATAGCGGGAACACTACCTTTTATTCCCGTACGGGAAAAGAGTTTGATACTCTTGATATTGTTGCTACTGGCATCAAGAATCTGGGCATTACTAACGTAGTTTTTGATGGTGAACTTTGTCTTGTGGATGATGAAGGTAATGAGGATTTTCAGGGCATTATGAAGCAACTGAAAAAGAAGGATCATACTATTACTAATCCATCATATAAAATTTTTGATATGATTAGCCACGATGAATTTTATAGTAAGAAAGGAGATAAGAATAAAACTTATACTCATCGCTATAATAATCTAAGAGAAGTTATGAGGAACAATACTTGTACTTGTCTTAGTGTTCTTGGTCAAGAACTTATCAAAGATGATGATCACTTTTCTGAGTGGACAGCAAAAGCAAAAGAATATGGCTGGGAAGGTCTTATGCTTCGTGCTGACGAGCCATATAAAGGCAAGCGATCCAAAGACCTCTTGAAATTTAAAAGTTTCAATGATGATGAATATGAAGTAGTTGATGTTGAAATGGGACCATTTAGATATGTACTGGACGGTAAGGAGCATGAGGAAACTATGCTTTCTTGCGTAATGATTAAGCATAAAGAACATATTGTTCGTGTTGGTAGTGGTTTCTCTATTGACCAGAGACAGGAGTTCTATTGCAATCCATGTAAAATTCTTGGAAAAATTATCACGGTTCAATATTTTGAGGAAACTAAAAACCAAGATGGTGGAATTAGTTTAAGATTTCCCACATTCAAGATTTTGCATGGAGTTCGTAGGGATGTATGATTCTTTCTAAAGAAGAAATTTATAATATAGTTGAATATGTTTCTTTTATATTTAATTATAAATGTATTCTAACTGGTAGTTGTGCTGATTTTTTTAATATAAATTATGAATTTGTACAAGATTTCGATTTTATTATAGAACATGATATGTATTGGAGTGTCCGTAATAAAGCGAAAATAAATAAAGACGATCCATTAAATACATTGACACGAACTGCTTCTTTTAAGAATATAAATGATGGACATTTATTGCATAGATATATTTATAATACTTATCAAATAGATTTTATGATTAAATCTCAAAATATGATTGATACGGATATTTCAACCATTCAATTAAATAATAAAAATATTTTAGTTTTTGGAGACAATGCAAGACTATCACAATTACATAAGTATGATTATAGAGACACTACTCCAGAACTGCACGTTAAATATAATAATATTATGACAAGAATCGAAGGATACAACCGGCGTTTAGAAAAACTAAATTTGCGTACTTGACAAGCCGATCTCTCTAATGTAGAATCGTAGCATACACGCTTTTGGAGAAAACTATGATTGTTGAGAATACTGTCGCTGAACCGATTAAGAATGTTATGGACAAGAGCAAGGCCGATATTTTCTTTGAAACTTTTCCGCGAGACAAGGTAGTTTCTTACAAGGAATATTGGGAAAGTGTTCGTCCTCAAAATAATGATGATATTTTTCGTCGCTATCTTTTTGCCTATTGCAGCGTTCATACTACATGGAAGGGCAATTGTGCAGGATATAGTGCCATCAAGAACTTTAACGAATGGATTGACAGCAAGGAAACTCTGCTAAATAAACTTCACAAGAGCGGAGTAGGACTTCATAACAATCGTACTAATTATATTTGGGATTTTTCTCAGAAGTTTTGGGCTAATCCAAAGGATTTTTATTTTACTTCAAAGAAGGGTCATGTTAAGAAGCGTGACAGTATTCTGAGTAAGATCAGTGGGATTGGTCTGGCTAAAATTAGTTTTGCTCTTGAAATGATCCATCCTAATGAGGCACGAGTATTGTGTGGAGATATTCATCAATTGCGACTTTACGATATGGAACATTTGAAGTATAATAAGAGCAAGAGCGGCTCTACCATGTATAAGAAGATGGAGAGACATTGGATGGTTAATTGTGGTAAAAATAAGATTCCATCGTATATTGCACGGTCGATCTACTGGGATGCCCTGCAAAAGAAGGAAGATAGTCGATACTGGAGTTTTGTTCTTGAGGATTAATTATGTCTAATGGAAAAGGCAGTAGATCAAGACCTAAAACTGTGGACAATGCCACATGGGATCAAAATTGGGAAAAAATTTTTGGTAAAGCAAAAAAAATTCAAGGAAGGCTGTTGACAAGTCGATAACACAGGATAGAATGAAGGAGTCAATGAGAGGCAATCAGTCGCGTGACTGACTCAAATTGATAATAATTGGAAATGATTTGGAGGTTGATTATGGGTGAAGTTAATACGGTTGAGAAGCAGAGTCGTGTCCGTTGCTCTGATGAGCAGTTTCTTGAGGCTGTTTATTCTTCCAGAACTTATGCTGAGATTGCTAGCAAGACTGGACAGAAGGTGGCTTCTACAATGGCACGATATGCTCGTACTAAGGAGGCTCTCAAGGAAAAGGGTATTGAACTTCCTACTATGGAACGTGCAAAGCCAGTTAAGACAGTGGATAATGTCGAGGCTATGGCTGAAGTGGTTCGTAGGATCAAGGCTAATTCTAACGGTTGACAATCATAAGTGATCGGCTACTATAGTTAATATGATGAGGCACACAACAATCAACCTCAAATCAGTGATTATAGTAGTCGGTTACTTTAATGGGGCTTTGGCGAAACAGGCAGACGCAAGGGACTTATACAATTTGAGTGCATAAGGAGAAATCTTTATAGTAGAACCTGTCAAATTCGGTGAAGGCTTAACTGCTAATACCGAGCCAAGCATAGAAATATGAAGGTGTAGAGACTTGACGGCAGGAACCTAAAATGAAAATTATGGTTAAGATAAAGTCCAGACTACAAACCGAAAGGGTAGTGAAAACTATAGTAGTAAGAAAATCCCTCGGAGAAATCCATGTGGGTTCGATTCCCACAAGCCCCACTATTTATTTTTTGCACGATAGTTGTCAGTTAAAGCATGACAGTTAGGACAAAGTAATTCAAGATTGGATAAAGTATTATTTAAATTATTACCGTCTTTATGATGTAATTCAATAGGAATAACTTGATTAAGCCAAGTTTTTTGTTTACAGTTATTACATTTGTGTTCAAAAATTTGTTCTTTGATTAGTCTTTTTTTAAGTTTCCAACTTTGTATAGTTTGTTTATTAGAAAGATAATCTTGAATAGATCTTTTTGGACCTAATTTTTGACCTTTATTCCAACCCTGTAAAGTAAAATGAGAAATATCAATATCATACAATTTAATATGTTTCTTTAGACAGGCATAGTTTCCTCCTGCTGGAGCGATATTCATTTTTTGTAGACATTGACGATAACTAAAAGATTCTGAACAAATTTTAGATAAATTTTCTTTTGTATAATGATTTTTATTATTCATAATCGCTCCTCTTGACATTCAAAAAGCAAACGCTAGTATAGATATACACCAAAACCTTTTAAGAACAAGGAAAATAAATGAGCAAAAATACTCTGGAACTATATAAGATTGGCAGCAAGGTCAAATTGGCTGATGATGTTTATGCAACTATTATTGGAATCCATATCACTGGAGATAATAATGTTAATTATGAATGTGGCTGGTGGAACAGTCGCTCTTATACAACACAACACTTTTCATCCAATGATATTGAAGTTACAGTAGCAGAAAAAACTAAAATCGGATTTGTCTGATATTTATGTCTAAACAAACTAAGAAATGTAATAAGTGTCATCTAGAATTAGACATATCATGTTTTTCTCCTTCTGGCGGAGGAAAATATAAAAGACCAGAATGTAGACAATGTGCTTATAAGTTAGCAAAAATTCGTAAAAAAATTAAAGAAGAATCAGGGAATCCTCCAGACGATTATTATTGTCCTATATGCCATAGAAAAGAACATGATTTAACTGGTACTGGAGGACGAGCAGGAACATGGGCAGCAGACCATAATGATCAAACAGATAAATTTAGAGGTCATTTATGCCATAATTGCAATAGGGCAATAGGTAATTTTAATCATGATAAAGAAAGATTATGGAGAGCAATAGAGTATCTAATGAAGGATGAAGAAAACCAATGAAACAAGACTCAAATCCACTTGACCATCTTATAGAGTGCTGTGAAACAGAAGTTGATACTGGATATTGTACTCTTACCAAGTTTAATATTCTCAATGCTAAAGATGAACTTAACAGACTACGAAAACAAGTAGACGATTTACAAATGCAAAATGTTGCCTGGGCCAGCATTAATCATCGTGGAGATTTTTATAATTTAACTTTACACTATAATAGATTTCATGACGAAAATACTCTAATCCCATTATATTGCAACTTAAAGGAGTTTAAAGAAAAATATGGTAAGTTATCCAAATAGACTCTTTAAAGGCTGGTGTTCTAATGAAGGTAATCCACGATCTCATATTCTTCATTATCATATTTATACTGTGCGAGACATTACTGACTATGCTGGTGGCACAATTCCAGAAGAAGTAGATAGTCTTGAGGAATATTTTAATACAGATTTGATGGGTGTTGATGATCCGTATTATGCCGTCTATGCCACATTTAAGATGGATATTCCAAGAGGGCCAATTAAAATCTTTGAAACTCCAGACTTAAAAGTTGCCATTTATATTGTTGAGCAGTTAACTGGTAATAATGTTAAAGAAGATGAAATATATAATTAGATCAGACTTTATCAATGAGGGCGGTAGTGCTGAGTTTTATCCTATATACAAAAATAAAAATTTAGGATTCAAACAATTCTCTTCTAAAAAAGAAGCCAATTATGCTTATCAAAAACAAAAATTATTGTCATCTTTGGGCTTGGCTCCCAAAGTAATAGGAAAAGTTTGTAAACTAAATATAGATTTAGGTTATTATAAAGATAAAACTAATTGGGGCTTCATAACCGAAAAAGCAAAAGTGCTAACAGAAAAAACCTTTGGTAAAAAAATTCAAGAGATACAAAATCTAGTAAATAATATTCAAGAAAAAACTCAATTAAAATTTTGGGACTGTCATTATTATAATCTTGGATATGTTAAAAGAAAAAATAAGGCTAAATTGGTTTGTATTGATACCGGAAAAGAAAGTTTTAGTCCACTGTGTAATGCTTGGGGTAATGAAAATCCAGGCCCAAAATGCACCCTATGTGATCAGTTTTCATGCCAATGTTGGAATTATTAGTGGTGGTGTATAAAAAAGAGATTATTTATAATTTTATCAGGAGTATAAAATATGTCTAATGATTATTCAGACGTAGTGAATCTAATGAAAGAAATGCAAGATAGTGATTTGAATATTTCAAAAGACATATTAAAAGTTAAAAAATCTATAAAAAATATAGAAGATAAAATATACAGTATGGAAGATACTGTAAATAGAATGTTTGAAATTCTAAATACTATTTCTGTTTTTATAGAAGAAGCAGAAGATCAAGGAGAATTAGATACTGATGAAGAAGTAGAAGAATCATGGAATCCATACGGTATTCAATCAGAGTACGACGAATATTATGATGATGAAGATGATGAAGAAGATACAGAGAATGGATATTAATGGCTAGTTTAGCATTATTGGTTTGTTTAATGCTATTATTTGTAATATTGCTTGGGCCAGCAACATGGCTATTAAGTAAATCAGAATACATACCAAGACCAATTATATGGTTTATGGGATTATTTAGTATAGGAATTGGATTATATTGGTTTTTCTTGCCAGTAAATTTTCTAAGATTTTTTGGACTCCTTACAGCATTTTTAGGATGGAAGGCGATAGAATCTAAAGAAAGGTGACTTGACAAGCCGATAACGTATGGTATGATGGAAGCATCACAGGAACGATTCACAGGATTTTTGGAGAAAAACAATGAAGTTGGCTGACCGTGTTATTGAGACTCACAGTGCTGGTGTTCAGAGTGCGTCGGGTTTTACGATTGCCCAAACCAGCAAAATGTTTAAGATTCTGTCGGACTCTCTTTATTCCGATAAGGTGATGGCAGTTATTCGTGAACTGTCTACCAATGCTTATGACAGTCATATTAGTGCTGGTAATAAGAATCCTTTTAAGGTTACGCTGCCTACTGCTGCTAATCCGAATTTTATCGTGCGTGATTACGGCACTGGTCTTAGTCAGGCCGATATGGAGAACCTTTACACTACCTATGGTGCATCCAACAAGAATGATAGTAATGATTTTGTTGGTTGTCTTGGTCTAGGGTCTAAGAGTCCTTTTGCTTATACCAAGAGTTTTACGACCAGTTCTTATTTTAATGGTCAAAAGTACACTTATATTGCTGCCATTGATGATAATGGTGTGCCGACTCTTAATCTGTTTAACGTCTGCGAAACTGACGAACCTAATGGTCTTGAGATTAGTTTTGCTGTTAAGCAGTATGATTTTACTGAATTTAGTCAGAAGGCTATTCGTATTTTTCATTACTTTAGAATGAAGCCGATTATTGAAGGTGGGGTTATTCCTTCTCTCAAGGATCATGCTTATAGCAATAAGAACATTGTGATTAGTGGTGAAGGTTGGAGGGTCTGCCGACTTTCTAATGACCATAATCATTATCCTAGCACATATCATCATATTGATAGTGGTATTGTTGCTCTCATGGGTAATATTGCGTATCCTGTTGTTGCCTCTCAACTTGTTGGAGAACAAAAAGTAGAACAGTCAGAGCATATTGCCAAGTGGAATAGAGCCTTTGGTAAGGCAGATATTGATAGTTGGAAGAGTTTTGTAACAGAAATTCTTAACCAGAACCTTTATCTTGAACTGGATTTTGGTATCGGGGAACTTGAGATGGATGTTTCCCGTGAAGGATTGCAGTATACCAAGGCTGTCATTAAAGCCCTGCGTGATAAGACTCAGGGTATTTATCTTGAGATGAAGGAAGAATTTAGCAAGAAGATTGCTGCTGCTAAAACCAGAATCGAAGCAATCAGTACATATTATCAGTTGAATGATCTTGCTGGTGGATGGGGCGTTGGTGCTTCATGGACCGATAGTAATGGCAAGACCCACAATATCAACAGCGGAGAGGATATTGAATATAAGATTCCTGCCGGAAAGGCTCTGTATGTTTTTAACTACAGAAGTGCTGGCTATCGTTCTCGTCGCATGGTTTACATGACCAATCATCTTCACCATAATACTCTTACTGGTAAGGGTGAATACTATTATAGTAGTCAGCGTAAAACTGGGCCACTTGCTTTCTTTGTTTGTGACATTAAGAGCGAAGAAACCGCTAAGAAGATCGTGACTCGTTATTGTAACGAGAAGGATTGTTTTGCCTACTTGATGATTGACAGTAAGGATATTTCAAAGTCTAATGAGGGTTTTGATAAACTTATTGAAGATGTTGGTAGTCACAATATTCTGAAGGTCAGCGACTATAAGGACTTGATTAAGAGCAACTCGCCTAGAAAGACTGGAGTTAGAAATTCTAAGGGTAGTGTTAGCGATCAAGATATATTCTTTATTAATGGAGCATCCAAAAATGCTGGTAGTCTTAGTGTAGAATATAATGACGCTCTTAATCTGAAAACTCTTACGAGTGACGAACTTGATGAACTTATCGACCAAGATAGTATTATCTACGTTCCTATTTTGCGTTATCAAAGCACACCAGAATTTCCTAAGATTAGTAACATTGTAGGATTGTTTAGTAACGAAAATATCAAGAGTCTATTTGGCAATGTCAAGGTTTATGCTATCAAGAGTAATTTTGTATCAAAACTTCAAAATGAAGGATATAATCTTACTGACTTTAATACTTGGCTAAAGAATATTCTTTCAACTTATGTTAAGGACTACTTCAATAGTGCCAATGAATACAACTCTATTGTTGAATTCTACAAAAAGGAGTATGCTGCTAGAGATGATGATCAACATAACTATTATCGGATTCACGGATCATTGGTTAATCAATTTTCTTGTCATATGTTGAGTATTTTTGGTCTTGACTATAAGAAATATATCAAGAATACTGAACTGTCTAATGTTATTGATAATTTTCTTGTAATGGAATTCTTTGCTGATACTATGCACAGAGCAACTTTTGATCTGAAGCGATTCTCTCAGACTGAATATTTTGATCATATTAACTCTTTGCTCAAGGATCGAGGCATTGATAATCTTGACAGTAAGGAACTCAAGAAGAAAAATGTACAGTATAATACTCTGGTAAATAAGATTGAACATGAGATGTTTGCCCATCATGATGATGCTGAATCGTATGTTAAATTGTTTAAGTCTGAGACTAAAGCAATCAAGCATAAGTTGACCAAAATGGCAGAACTCAAGAAAAATCTTAAAGTCGAGGTTGACAGGAACCCGATGATCAAGTATATTATGGGAAGCAACCAGATTAATGGCAATCTTAGAGATTTGGATAGCAAGTATAATCCTATCTCTCAATTTGCTGATAATTATTATGGTAAGGGTAGCAATATATGGGTCGAAAGTATGAATGATGAGCAGATTGAACTGTTCAAGATTCAGTTGAGTAGTCTTATTAAGTAAATTTCACAGGTAACAAGGAGTTTTAATTATGGCTGTTCCGTTTATGTTTGTTGATGGTAATCTGACGGTTGTTCTAAACAACAAGAGTTATCAGGTTCTGCCTGATCATATTAACTATAAGATGATTCTGGAGGCTCTGCCTACTGCAACATCTGATGAATTGCTGGAGATTGTGGATGTAGAAAAGGCAGTCGCGGCATTTAGTGACGGTCTTGTTGAGATTAAGAATGGACAGGTCACTTATGAGGGTGAAGTTGTTCATGGTAGTATCAGTAAGCGTATTCTGGAGTTTATGAGCAAGGGTCTACCTTTCCAGCCTCTTGTTAC